AATATGGATCACTTGTTTGGATTCGTATTGTAGTACCTGTAGATTCTACTATCAGTGGTACAGGTAACCTACATATTACAGGACTACCATTCACATCTGGTTCCGCTGCTGCTTCTGCAATAGCTTTTAATGTTAATGATAGAATAGATACTACGGATATTGGATGCCGTGTTAATGCTAGCGCTACAAATATACAGTTTATTGCTTTGCCAGCGGGTACGAGTAATACAGCAACAGGAGCAGACCAAAGTATAATAGGTTCCGGTGCAGGGAAATATTTTTATTGCAATGGTGTTTATTCAACGACCTAGTAGGTTAGTTTTTAGAAATAAAAAAGGAGAGTATTATGGCTCTTAGTGAAGTATCAAAAAATGATAAAATTGAAGTAGTATCTTCTGGTAATTGGTCCAGTGTACAGGTTCGTAATGCCACTATTATAAGTCGTGATGGCGTAGAATTAACACGGTCTTATCATCGTCATGTAGTTATGCCCGATGAAGATATATCGTCTGAAGACCCAGATGTTCAAGCAATTTGTAATGTAGTGTTTACTCAGGATTGCAAAGATAACTATGCAGCACATGTTTCTTCTAGTGAACTCTAAATCTTTAAAATAAATGGAACAAGTAGTAGACATATGGCCTATTCTATCTGGAGTAATCGTAGTGGCAGCGGTAGGAGTAGCCTTCAGAGCAGAGATACTAGTGCGTGTAAAAGTACTTGAAGATAAAGTGCAGACACTCTTTGAGTTATTTAATAAGAAATGATCTTACTACCGTAAAGGTGATTTACTACCTTCCTGATTATGACCACGTTCTTCAGGAGTTTGTATTTCAGCAATACGATATAGTGCCAGAGTATCCTAAGCTAAATAAATTTATTAAGTTCTGGCAAAGAAATATAGAAGCAAGAATACACAGCGTTGATTTTGCTAGTGCGTTTTCAGAATATAAATTTGTAGAGAATGTCATTACGTTGAATTAATAATAGTGTTTAAATTTTTAGTAACGGGAATATTTATATTATGGAAATAACTGCAATGCTTTTTTGGAATGTTTTATTAACTCTTGTAATAGCTCCAGCGTTTTTTGCATTCCGGGCAATGCAGCAAGAAATTAAAAGAATAGATATTCTATTAGCCAGAACACGAGAAGAGTATTCTACCAAAGAAGATATGCGAGATGCTCAAGATAGGATAATGACCTCACTAAGACGATTAGAAGATAAGCTTGACTTAATGTTAAGTGCTAGAGGAGCAGGTGAATAATGCCAAAGAAAAGAACACTAAGGTTTACACCAGAAGCCAGTCAAAGATTAGCCAAGTCTGTTGGTTATACTGGTCCTATCGATGGATCACCAGCGGCAATGAAAGAGTATGGAGAATTTTTACAAAAGCATCCTGATGCTGGTCAGTTGATGAAGCATTATAAAAACCAAGCTCTACAGATGGCTAAGGGTGGCATGGTTCCAACAAGAAAGAATTATCAAACAGGTGGATTGGCAGCGCCTCAAGTAACTGGTGTAGCTTCTTCACAATATAGACCCCCTCAAACACAAGAGGGTGGCCCTATTACGGGCGAAAGTGTTCGCCGTACTTATCAGCCATCATTACCTTTCGGGGCAGAAGTAACTCCTGAAGCAACTAAGTTACAAGAAGGACAGTTTGTTGCCCCAACGTCAGGACAGGTCGGCGTCCAACCACAATTGGGTGTTGCCTTAGCCGGAACAAATTTAGCAGGGATAGCTCCACAATTTGATGCTACTACTATGGCAGCACAACAAGCAGCTACAGGAGTAGAAGCGGGATTAGCACCCTTTACTCCTGCTCAGGTAAGTCAGCAAGCTGCTATAGTAGGACAAGATCAGAATGCTTCAGCAGTTGCTAATATACAGGCAGCACAGGGCACAGCAGTTGCTACACAAAATACTGTACAAAGACAAATACAAGCTGGAGAACTTGTAAGTCCTTCCGCTAATGCTGAAACAGCAGCGGCATTTACGGAACAGATACAAGCAGCAGAAGCTTCCCCTAGTGATAAGGCTACTGTTCAAGGTCAGCTTGATATATTAACCAGAGATTTTGATGCAGCTAATCCTCCTCCGTGGGCAGCAGGTGCATTGCGTATAGCTACGCAGAAGATGGCTCAACGTGGTTTAGGAGCCTCTAGCATGGCTGGTCAAGCTGTTGTACAGGCCGCATTAGAAGCAGCTACTCCCATTGCAGCGGCTGATGCGGCTACGGTAGCACAGTTTGAAAGGCAGAATTTATCTAATAGGCAGCAAAAAGCTATGCTCTCAGCACAACAGAGAGCAACCTTTATGGGGCAAGAGTTTAATCAGGAATTTCAATCTCGTGTTCAGAATGCTTCTAGGGTTGGTGATATAGCCAACATGAATTTTACTGCTGATCAACAGATACAGCTTGAAAATTCTAGGCAAGTACATACAATTAATTTAGGTAATCTTAGTAACAATCAGGCTAGGATTATGGCAGAGGCTGCTTCAGTTGCCCAGCTAGAAGCAAGTAGTTTAAATAATAGGCAGCAAGCAGCGGTACAAAATGCTCAGAATTTCCTGCAGGTAGATATGACTAACTCTTCATTGCAACAGCAAACGGATTTGTTTAGGGCACAGCAAAGAACACAAGCTGCGTTTACTGATACGGCAGCAGAAAATGCGGCTAGGCAATTTAATGCTACTAGTGATAATCAAACAGATCAGTTCTTTGCTCAGTTAGCTACTCAAACAAATCAGTTTAATACCAGTCAAGCAAATGCACAATCACAATATAATGCGGGACAGGTAAATACTATAGGTAGATTTAATCAAGAAATTGCAAATCAAAGAGATCAGTTTAATGCCAGAAATCAATTAGTAATTGACCAGAGTAATGCTGTATGGCGCAGGAATGTAGCTACGGCAGCTACTGCACAGGTTAATCGTGCTAATGAGCTTAATGCAAAGTCTATACTAGATATATCTAATGCAGCATACAATAATTTATGGCAACATTATTCTGATGTAATTGAATTTGCCCATCAAAGTGCTGAAGGTGAATTAGATCGTAATGTACAGATGTCTATTGCTGAACTGACTGCACAAACACAGTCTGATACTGCTGAAGCTAATCGTTCTTCGGCAGCAGGTAGTGCTATTGGTGGTTTGATAGGTACATTAGGGTCAGCAGTAATCGGTGGAATGTTTTCAGATATACGCCTAAAAGATGATGTGAAATTAGTAAAGCGGTTTGATTCTGGTATTGGTTTATTCACATGGAAATGGAATGGTATTGCCAAGAAACTTGGTATAAATAACAGGCGTATTAAAGGCGTTATTGCTCAAGATGTCTTAAAACATTTTCCTGATTTAGTATGGAAAGATAAACAGACTGGGTATTATAAGGTTAATACATGGAAGGCACTTTTAGTATGATAACAAATAGGGCACGTCATCTTCATAAAGCTGCTGAAGATGCATATTTTCAAAATGATAAGAAGTTCGATCCAACTAAAAGAAAGGGTCTATTCAAACGGCCTGAAGCTATGGCTGCACCCAATTTGAATGACCCATTAAGTGTAGTAAATAAATATTTTACTTCTATCAGAAAGAAGAGAGAAGAATTTAATGGCACAGCCTGATCCCATTTTTGATGCACCAGTTCCCGGTAGTAGCTTAACCGCTGAACCGGGAGGACGTGCTTGGAAAAACCCTCCTCAGTATTCTACTGTGGAAGATGCTATAGATTATTATGTAACAAGACTGTCTTCAGATGAAGCGGCAGATCAAGTAGTTAATATACTTGATATGGGAGTACCCGTAACGGACTTAGCTAATATGATACAAACACATGGGATCATGGAGGGGAAGCATACGTTAGATGTTAGTATGCTTGTATTGCCTGTACTCATGGAAGTTATTGCTTTCATAGGTGATACGGCTGATATAGATTATGACATGGGTACAAAAGGAGATACTACAGGAGCAGATGATGCTCTGGTACGTAAGGCTGTATTGAAACTACAGCAGAAAACTACTGGTGAAACATTAGATGGTTTTAGTACTGAAGAAGGTGTTGAAGATATTCCTGAAGAACCAATGGATGAAGCAGAGGAACCTGTTAGTCCTTCTGGATTAATGGCTAGGAGAGTTTAAATGGCGAGTCCTTTTATTACTGGATTATTTGGTGGTGCTGCCAGAGGTCTTGATGTTGGTTTACAAAAACATTTTGACAGGGTAGGAAAGAATTTTGATGACCGAATGATGAAAATCTTAGAGTCTGCTACTGCAAGAAAGTTAAAGCACGAAGACAAATCAGATAAAGCAGAAGAGGCTTTGCAATTAATAGCGGGTCTTACTCCAGATGGAAACTTACGGAACGCAGCGGAAGTTATTAGAAAAATTGGCGGTGTAACGCAGGCACCTGAATTTTTTAAAAGATTTACATCAGCACTGGCAACCAATAAAGATTTGACTCTTGCAAAGGTAGTACCATTCATGGAAGCTAAACATGGAGACATGACGATGGAGCAGGCCATGAATCAGGTAAGAAAGCCGTTTAATTTTGAAGTACCAGCGGCGTTGGGAGAGGCTACACAAAAAGATAATCTGTTTAGTAGGTTATTTGGTCCTAACTATGCCAAGCAAAGAGAGACTATTGGAAAAGAATTAACTGCTCGTGGGTTGAGTAATTCAGAAGCTGTACAACTAGCTAAGATGAGAGATGGTAAAGTTAATTGGGGAATGATAGCTTCTCCTGAAGAACGATTAGCTGAACGTCATGCCCGTGGAACAGTAGAAACTTTGGAACAAAATCTTACAAGAGGTGCGAGACAAATACAATTACTAGACCTTGAAATTAAAGAGAAACCTAAAGAATTTCAACGGTTATTAGAGGCACATAATTCTAGTATGACAAGTGCCAAATTCAACATTAAAGATAAAACATCCAGACTTGCTATTTTTGAACGGAACAATACAGCGGAAGATACAATTCTGGCTAGGCGTAAACTAGTTGCTGATATCATAGCTAGTGAATCGGGTAGTGATGCAGAAGAACATTGGAATATTTTAGATTCACGGGAACGCTTTTATAAAGATGCCGTGCGTAAGGCAACACCCGGAACTGTTAATCCTAATCAAGTTAACGAATGGAATATGCAGATTCAAGAGATACAAAAATCAAAGGCAGCTTTAACTCAAACAATGGCTGCTGATGCTTCGACTGTATATTCAAAGGATTCTCCTAAAGGAATATTTAATGATGCGTTAAAGACTTCTATTCAAACAATAGCGGGGGTTAAATTCTCAGAGAATATTAATGAGATGATAACTGGTCTTGACGAAGGCAAGTTGGGAGAAGTACTAGGTAGATATAAAGCACATGCTAACGATATGTACCAGACCTTTGGTAGAAGTAGTCATCAAGGCATACAAATGCAACTTCAAATAGCAGATAACCAAGCAAGAACAGCAGAAGTTATGATATTTACAAAGCTATGGGAGATGGCAAAAGAGGATGGTCTTAAGCCAAAGAAATTATACAAGGAAGACGATAAAGGAAATTTAATCTACGAACCGAAGCCTCCCGGCTGGAAAGAAGGTCAGCCTAGATCACCTCAGTATGCTGAAGGAGTTGAGGCAAATGATCCAGTTATAATTAATTGGCCAAGCTATGCAGATATGCGGCGGGACTCTGGTTACATCAATCCTACTAAAGCTATATGGACAAAATATGGTCTGATAGGTGAACTAGCAGGTTCCTCTGCTGAACGTAGGTAAATAAAAGCATGGCTGATATAGCATTGCGTCCTGAAGAACGGTTACCCCCTCGTAGGATAACTGGATTTCCTGATCCGAAAGTAAGGGAAACTGAAAAGGTTCTGGCATACGCACGACGAATAGCTGATGAGTCACGCAAAGGTCTTGAGGATGAAAATACTAGAAGGAGGGAGGCAGGTCAGTCTGAACTTACACTGCCGCCAAGAGCAGACCAAGCAGACCAAATTAAGCTTAGGCCAGAAGAACAACTTCCTTCAAGACGACCTTCTCGTGAACAAGCTACTGCTATAAGAAGAGACTCCCCGGCTGTACAAGAGACAGCACCCCCTCCCCCATCTGAAAAACTTACACCCGAAGATGCAATGTCCCTATTGCACTATCGTACATCGATGACTGAAGAGAAGGCTAGAGAACAATTAGCAAAAGATAAAGCGCGAAGTACACCTGAGTATAGAGCTAGTGGGATAGAAGAAAGAACAGGAAAAGATTATAGGGAAAAGTTTGGGGAACAGATCGGTGATATAACGACAGCTCTTGAGGATGAAAATTCTATATATAGAAAAGATGACGATGGCAAGACTATTTCTTACACAGCGGGAGTAAAAAAGACCTTTGGTGAGGATTCCGTTTTTGGTATGCTGGCTGATGTTCATCCTATGCTATTTAAGGGTACTATGGGTGCTTTAAATCAGGTAATGAAAACCGGCGGCACAATTTTAGATGGTACAGAAGTAGTTGTCAAGCAGTTAAATAAAAATCCAGAGATTAGAGATCGTATTAATGCTGCGTATAAAGGCTTACAAAAATTAGGTATGGGTTCTGGTGAACTTTTAACTGGGGATACAGTAACGGATACTAAGAAATTTGGTAAGACACTAATGGCTGCATTAGAATTTTCGGAAATGGCTTATCCTCTTGGTTTGGGACAGGTAGGTGCTATAGCCGGTGCTGCTCCTAGAGGAGCGGTGAAGTTAGCCGCATCGACAGCACTTGGACGGGAAACACCAGTAGAAGTAGCTAAGGAAGCAGCAAGAGCTACAGAACGAGGGCGTAAAGCAGCAGGAAGACTAAGCCCCACTCGTGCAATGATTGCTGGAAGTGAAGTAGCAGAAGAGGCAAGCAAACTAGCGGATGAAGCAGCAGCAGCTAACCAAGACATAGCCCAGAAAGCAATCAAAGAATTTGAAGCATCCCTTCCTAAGCCTCCCGGCTGGAAAGAAGGTGATCCCCTACCCTCTATATCTATGGTTAATAAGAGAACTAAGTTATTAGAAATTGATCCTGAGAAAGTTCGTGTGCTGGGTAAAGAACAAGCTAGACGACTATACCATGCAGAACGTGCTGCTGAACTAGCTAAAAAATATGAGGGTCAGCCAACTAAACTTCAGGCGGCATTGCAACAAACTGAAGAGGCAATGGCAGCAGGAAAATTTGATGATCGCATAGATGCTTTAACCAACCCCCTATTAAATCCAGATAAATTTAATCATATTATAGGTATAGCTAGTGATTTAAAAAAGGCAAGCCCTGACCTTTGGGATGATAGTAAGACTGTAATAGATAATCTATTTGACCTAACCGTACAGAAAAAACTTACTGGCGAAGGTGTACAAGAAATTGCAGATACACTGAATAAGTATGGCTTTTCTTTTGATGATTATGTTATGACCATAGTAGGCACTGGCTCTGAAGCAGGTAAGGTTTTAAATAAGTTATCTCAAATCCGTAGGTCTAGGCCCACCGATGAGATATATGAAGCTAACAGGGCTGCTGTAGCAGCAATGGATGGCACACTTAAAAACCTCTCTCAACGAGTAGAGAATATTCGTAGAGGTGGTATGGTATCACAGATAGCAACGGCAGCAAGGAACTTAACCTCTGCTGGCATACGTATGCCATTAGAAGCATTGCAAAATGTAGCTGAAACAGCCATGTATAATTTTCAACATGGTGGTTTCAGAAAAGGATTAGGTTCGGCTGCTTCTAGTTCTACATGGAAGGGTGCCTTCAAGCCCTTTCATCATGCGTTTAGAAATCCCAGAGAGGCTAAAGCATACGTTGATTTAATTTTAAATAAGGAGGAGTTAGCACCTACCTATAAAAGATTGTTCGGCAATCTTAATGAAATTCAAATGCTAACAGGTAGAGGGCAGGCTACTACTAGGACAGGTAAGGTAGTGGATAGTGTTTTATCCGTAGGCGAAGACGCTGTTATGGATTTAAATATATTCAACAGGCTACAAGAATTTACGGTTCGTAGAGCAATGTTCCTTGGTCAGTTAGAAAATTTAACAAAGCGAGAGTGGGGCATTGATCTTATTGAAGCATTAAATGAAGGCAAACTAACTGGTCTTTTAAATGATTCAATGAAGCCACAAGGGAAGAGGTCTTTCCATGAAATGATTGAGGACAGTACTCGCTTGGCATTAGATGTTACATATGCCAAACAACCAGATACTAAGATGGGTAGGGCGGTTGCTAATTGGATAACCAATGCAAGCTTTGGGCCTGCTCGTGCTACTTGGGTGCTTCCTTTCCCAAGATTTATGATGAACTCCTTGGAATTAATTGGACAGTATGCAGGCGGTGCATCCATACCCTTAACTAAAAAATTCATCAGCTTGATGAGGGGAGGTAAAGCACATCACGCATTTGATGGTATCCCAGAAATGGGTGCTGCCCAGATTAAATTAACAACTAAAGATAGGCAGAGAATATCTCGTAATATAGCAGGGGTGGCAGCTTTTACGGCTGCATACCAGTACCGCACTATGGAAGATGCACCTGCAGATTACAAGATGATGAAAGCTAGTGATGGAACAGTAGTGGATACCACACCTCAGTTTCCAATGAGGCAGATGCTCATGGTTGGTGAAATAGCCAAGCAAGCAATGAAAGGGGATATAGGAGAGTGGTTAAGCAGAGGGAACAATCAAAAAGAATTGCTTGAAACCTTTCTAGGTACTAATATCAGGACAGGTCAACTTGGTGCTGGCTTGATGACTGATTTGGTTGAGATGGTGGAGGGCTTGGGATTAGGAGATGTAGACAAGACAGACTTAGTAGCAACAGAGAAAGCAGCTAAGACATTAGGCAGAGCTATAGGAAGCTATGCGGTATCATGGTTGACACCCTTTGTGCAACTTAAAGAGGCGCAAAGATGGTTAGGTGGTGAACACCTTCTGGGACAGGAAGGTGCAGCGGCTAAATGGTTCGACACAAGAACACAGGAATATAAGGATGTTGCTAAAGACCCCAAATTAGATACACCTTTCTCAGAACAAGTAGGCAAACAAATAATGCGGCCATTACAAGCTAGAGGTTTTGGGTTAACTGCAGATGAAGAGAGGCTATTACCTGAACGGGTTCGTATTGGTCAACCCGACGATAAAAGAATGTTCCCCGGAATAAAAGCACTCACCGGCCTATCATTCAGGAAGCGAGACTCAGCAGATATGGAGTACCTAAATAAGCTAGGTTATGCTGAATGGACTGAAGGTAGTAAGTCTAAAGTTCCTACTATAAGAAGATATGAAAATGCATACATACAAGGGGTACTCCCTAGTATTGTAGATGTATTAAGGCGACAAGAGACAAAACTGAGGAAAAGTTATAAAAAACAAACGTCTGAATATAAAAAAGATTTAACTGAAGATCAGCACGTAAGGTCAGAGTTACGGCCACTTACTAACGATTTGCTGAGAAAGCATAGATCAGCGGTTGCTAAAGTTAGTATATCTGCATATAAAGGTAACAAGAAAGCGATGAAAATATTTCACGCTTTGAAAGCATACCGTAAGCTTTCTAAAGACAGAAGGAGAAATGGGCTTACAAAATTTATGCAGAGAAAGAAGCGTCTTCCTGATTTTACAAATATAAAAGACTTAAACAGGATTACTATATATGGGAGAGCTTCTGGGCTTGGTGGTAGTGGCCGATAACTTAACGCTTGTCTCCAAACCCACCTATCATACCCCTCTGCTTACGAGAGCTAAGTTTATTCTTATTGCTCATAGCTACCTGACCTAGTGACATGTTAAGATCAGTGGCTATGGCTGCACAGTACCACAGTACATCTCCTAGCTCACCAGCTATCTGCTCCCGCCAATCGGACGGCATCTTATCCACGCCATCCCTTACAAGCTTCTTAACCTTATTGGCTACCTCACCTGCTTCGCCTGTCAGGCCAAGTGCAGGGTAGAGTATCTTCATATTGTGAGGATAGATAGCTGTCTCCTTAGCCTCTACCTGATAGGCATCAAACGTGAAAGCACTTCCCTTCTCTTTCATAAATTCCTCCGCTTCATCTACTAAATTTTTCATCCAGACATTTCCAACTCTTTTAAATTATTAAAGTACGCCCTGTTGTAGCCCCTCTCCCACTCCTTATGCTGCATAGTTTCTTTAGGGTAGGGGTTAGAGGTAGTGATCACAGTTGCGCCCTTACGCACCCTCCTAGTCCATTGCTTGGGGTTATAGAAGGCTTCATACCCAGCCTTGTATTGTATCTTCAGCGGAGGTTTAGAATACTTCTCATAATAAAATTTACTTCGAACCATTTAATCCCTCCTGCAATTCATTAATCTTTAGGTTGTAACAGTCTGCCCTGACTGTGTAGTTATTACTAGGATCGACATCACCCTTCTTTAAAAAGGTTGCCTTCTTGAAGTACTCGTCTTTGCCTAGCATACCTAAATACCACCCCTCTGTCAAGTCTTTCTTGACTCGGACAAAGGCATAGACATCACAGTCCTGCTTGGTATTGTACTTGGCTATGCTACAATCGTAATGAGGCAGAGGCGCTACAGATGTCTGCTTAGTCTTGACATCCACCTTGGTGCCATCAGGCATCACGAGATCATACTCATACGTATTCTCCCATGTACCTCCCAGACAGGTAAGAGCAACTTGCTCTCCCACAAAGCCTGCAAGATTTCCCCTCCCAAACAATATAGAATTATTAAGCTTACCCATCTCTGCTGCCTTCTGACGGGCGTTGTCAATCATATCAAGTGTTATGTCTACCTGTTTCATTTGTTGTTCCTCCATGATGAAGTGGGGCCAAGCTTC